TGGAAATATTTGACGAAGTATTTAAAGCTTATGATGAGGAAATCTCTCAGTTAAAGGAAACATTAGGTAATGGTTCTGCTGAAGATTATCCTCATTATAGGCAAATGGTTGGTTCTATCACAAGTATAGAATGGTGTAAAAATAATTTAAAACATATAATAAAACGAAGAATGGAGGATGATTAATGCAACAAGTCGCTTTAGGCAAAGCAATGCAAAACAGTTCATGGATATCTGATGATGATACATTAGACCCAGATATATTACCAGAACTGCCAGGATATCACGTTTTAGTTAGACCTATAAGTATTAAGGAAAAAACTAAAGGTGGTATATTATTACCAGGAAGTGTTAAAGATGATATATCTTATTTAACAACAGTTGGTAGAGTGTTAAAGATAGGTAACTTAGCTTATAAAGATAAAGAAAAGTTTCCTGCTGGAGCATGGTGTAAGGAAGATGACTACATTTGTTATGGTAAACATGCCGGACAAAAGTTATTTTATAAAGGAATTAAACTATTATTGTTATTTGATGACCAGATAATAATGAAGGTTGAAGACCCAACACATCTTGACCCAACATTTAATTTAACAAATATGTAAATAAAGGTTGCATTTTCTTGTAAAATGTGGTATAATAATAATAAGCACGTAATACGTTTGTTTCGTGCACAACGGAGAATAAAATGGAAGATAAGTGGAGTGAGATAGAAGTCTCAGAAAATAAAGAAGATAATAAAGTAGAATTTGAAGTAGAAGAAAAAGAAAAGGTTGAGGAAAAACCTGAACCAAAACCAGTTAAAGCAGAAGAACCTGCTAAAGAAGCGCCAAAAGAATTAGATGGTATTGAAACTAAAGGTGCAGAAAAAAGAATTAGACAATTAATACGTCAAAGAAAAGAACGAGATGAGCAGATAAATCAACTCATTCAACAAAATGAACAACTAAAAAGTTCTTATAATACAAAAGAAAACGAGTTTCATCAAGTCAGTAAACTAAATTTAGATGCAACTGAAAAGCAATTAAAAGATAAACTTGAATTAGCTAGAAGTTCTTATGCAGATGCTTTTGAAGCACAAGATAAAGATAAATTATTAAAAGCACAAGAAGCATTAAATGAAGCACAAACTGATTTAAAAAATGTAGCAGCAACAAAAAGTAGATTTACACAACAACCAGTACAGAAGCAAGTACAACAACCAGTACAACAAAGACCAGTACAAGCTGACCAAAAAGCAATAGATTGGCAAGCTAATAATGAATGGTTTGGTAAAGATAATGTTATGACTGCTTCAGCTTTAGCAATAGATGCTGAATTAAAGAATGAAGGTTACAATCCTACGGATGAAGATTTTTATTCAGAAATTGATAATAGAATTCGTGCAGCTTTTCCCAATAAGTTTGAGAGTAAGCCAGCACAAACAGAACGCACTGATGGTACGTCATCACCATCTCAAGTAGTTGCAGGAGGGTCACGTTCCTCTCCTAACCCAAAGAAAGTTAAATTATCTCAAGAGGATGTTCGACTTGCTAGTAAATGGGGAATACCACTTGAACAGTATGCTGCCGAAAAGATGAAGGTAACTAAATCTGAAGGTGACTATACAACAATTAATATGCAACGTGGAGGTAAATAATGACACGAAATAATGTACGTAGTTCTCAAACCAGAGAAACCAACGAAAGAGCACAAAAAGATTATGTATTTGAAGAACCATCTATAACTAACATCCCTGATGTAGTTACTGAGAAGTTTAAAAATTCAGGCATGACCTTGGGTTGGCTTCGTATTGATTTAAAAGATAAAGAAGATTATCAAAATATCGGTAAGAAACAACAACAAGGCTGGGAATTTGTGACTCCAGAGGAGGTACCTGAAATGGGAGCAACTTCTATCGTAAGGAAGGAAGGTCGCTATGCTGGTGTAGTCTGTCGTGGAGACTTAGCATTAGGTAAAATACCTACGTTTAAACTAGAAGCGAAAAAAGCACATTACTTAAAGAAGTCTGGTCAGATGATGGATGCTGTTAATCAACAATTAATGAATCAATCAACTTCTCAGATGCCTATAAGTAATACAAGTAAAAGTTCTGTTACAAAGGGAAGAAGACCTTCGTTTCAGGATTAATTTTTTAATCAACTTTTTTTTTAATTAAGGAGAATTATTATGGCTACAGTTAAAAACCCATTTGGTTTTCTCCCTGCTCGAAAAAGAGATGGTCAGCCGAATACGGAAGGATACGGACAAATTGTACAGCCTGTATCGAATGCAAATGTAGGAATAGTAAGTTTAATTCCTAATAATATATTTGCAGGTGATGCAGTTGTTATTGATACTGCCGGAACTATTACACCTGTTCCAACTAATAAATGTAAAATAACAGGTGTGTTTCAAGGATGTCAATATGTACAAAATGGAGAACCTAAATTTTCCAGGTTTTACCCTGGAGGAACTAGTGTTTCTGATGTTAAACTTCATGTCATTACAGACCCTGCACAAACATATTATGTTCAGTCTGATTCAATCTTATCTGATGGTAGAATATGCATAGTTACAAACTTTGCTGTTACAGCATCAGCAGGTAGTACTCTAACTGGACAATCTTCACATGCTATTAATGGAACAGCAATTGCTGCTGATACATCAACTGGCGCACAAATTAGAGTTGTGGGAAGAAAAGATATAGATGGAGATTCTGTTAATGGTAATGTAAGTCAAGCAGATGCGTTTCCAATTGTGGAGTGTTATATTAATATGCACAGGTCACAGTCGGTGCTATCTCAAGTTTCAGTCTCATAACAACTAGGAAAGGATAATATAAAATGGCTATAAATAGAGCTGCTATTAGTAAAGAGCTCCTTCCTGGATTAAATGCAGTCTTTGGAATGGAGTACGGAGAAGTTAACAATGAACATGAGCCTCTATATGATATAGAGAACTCAGACAGGTCTTTTGAAGAGGAAGTCCTCTTTACAGGATTTGGTACTGCCCCAACTAAACTAGAAGGTGCTGCTGTATCTTTTGATAATGCAAGCGAAAGTTATGTCGCTAGATATCAAAATGAAACAATCGCACTTGCTTTTGCAATTACAGAAGAAGCAATGGAGGATAACCTCTATGACACTTTTTCAAAGTTAAGAGCAAAAGGTTTAGCAAGAGCAATGGCAAATACAAAGCAACAGAAAGCTGCTTCAGTTTTCAATAATGCTTTTACTGCTGGTGCTACTGCTATTGGTGATGGACAGGCTTTTATAAGCACTGCTCACCCAGTAGTTGTTGGTGGAACACAAAGCAATTATGCAAACAATGGCACTAATGCTGACTTATCTCAAACTACACTTGAAACATCTTTAATACAAGTACAACAACTTAAAGATGATAGAGGTATTTTGATTGGAGCAGGAGCAGTATCATTACACGTACCTAACGAATTAATCTTCGTTGCTGATGTAATTTTAAACACCCCAGGTACAACTGGAAGTGCAGACAATGACATCAACAGTTTAAAGAACATGGGACTAGTTCCTAATGGTTTCTTTGTAAACAGAAGATTTAATGACCCAGATGCGTATTTCATAAAAACTGACGTTCCAAATGGTACTAAGATGTTCACTAGAACACCTTTACAAACTAAAATGGAACCTGATTTCGATACCGGAAACATCAGATTTAAAGCAAGAGAAAGATATTCTTTTGGTGTATCTGACTGGCGAGGGTATATAGGAAACCCAGGAGTCTAATAAAATTATGGGAAGGTATGAGTTACTCTGCCTTCCTATACTAACATTAAGGAATTAAAATGGCAAACAATTTTAAAGCAGTATACGTCTCTGGTAGTGATAAAGTAACATCTTTATTAGGCCCAAGAATAGTAGCACTTCATGCATACTCACCAACTGCTGGAACTTTTGATGTTCAAGATGCCTCTGGTTCAAGCATTATAAAATGTAAAGTACCGGCTAGTGGTACCTCAGATATCTATATAGGAGAGATGGGATTAAAAACTACAGGTACAATTAGTGTTTCTGCTCCAGCCAGTGCTGCAGCTATTACATTAGTATTAGGATAATACATGCCCTCGTATTCGTTTTTAAAAACAGATTTAATAAATACTACAGAGAATGATTCTAATGAATATGAATCACAAATATCTAATATTGTAGAAAGAGCTGAAAGTAGATTAATGAAAGAACTAGATGATTTTGGTTTAGATAATTATTCTAGTTTTAGTTTTACTGCAGGAGACCCTATAGTAACAGTACCAGAAGGTACATTAGTAGTTAGAAATGTAAACTATAAAACAAGTGCTTCATCTAATATAACACCATTATTACAAAGAACATACGAATATGCAATAGATTATTTTCCTCATGCAAGTGCATCAACAGGAACACCAAGATACTATTCAAGAAAAAATAACACAGAAATTTATATAGTACCTACACCAGCTTCAGCATTAACTGGTGAGATACAAACTACAAAAAGACCTTTAGCATTATCTAGTGCTACAGGAGCAAGTGCTACCACATCAAACTATTTTAGCGAGTTTTGTTACAATGCTTTATTTGATGCATGTATGGTAGAGTCAATGATATTCATGAAGAACTTTTCTTTAGTTCCTACAATGGAACAAAAATTTCAAGGTTCTATTAACTCATTAAGAAATCAAGCTAGAAGAACTAGAAGAGATGATATGCAAACTCCAGCTAATCCATTAGGTGGTCCAACACCAGTAATGAAAAATTCAGACTAATGAGTATTAGTAGAAGTAATATAAACTTACAAGTAACAAGAGGCAATAATATGAAAAATTTAAAAGATGTACCTGCAGGTAATAAAGGTAAAGGTTTAAGTAATCTACCTACAGGAGTAAGAAATAATATGGGATTTAAAAAACAAGGTGGTAAGGTTATGAATAAGAAAGGTGGAGGCATGGCTTATCAGTTATATGGTGGTAAAGTTTCTAATAATGGTAATCAGTTTGTACAATCATTTTATGATAAAGGAAATTAATAATGCCACAGTCATTAGAGGATTTAGTAGAACAGTTTAGAGAAGAAGGTTTATCTGAAAGTGAAGCTGTTAAAGCTGCAAAGAAAAGATTTTTACAAGAAACAAAAGCTAAACAAAAACCAATAAGAAATATTAAAATAAAAAATCAAAAAAGAAAAACAATAAGAGCTAAACAAGGTGGCAGCATAGGTAATAAACTTGTTGCTTCAATTTATGGAGGATGTAACTAATGGGACAATTTGTAGGTAAAACAATTATAGAAGGTGGCCAAGGCAGAACCGGAAAGAAATATGATTTAAATAATATTGTAGGTAGACCAACCGGACAAGGTTATGGTGCAGCTAGAAAAGGACCACAGACTAAAGGGCCAATTGAAGCTGTATCAAATGTAGAGTATACACAGGGTGAATCATTTACTACTAATACTAAAGACGTTAAAAATTTAAAGGGCTAGTAATGGCCATTAATAGAAAAGAAAAGCCTAAGAAAAAAGGCAAAGGCATGGAGGGCATGTCAATTAAGAGTGGTGATAAAAGACCTACCAAGTCAGGTGCAGGCATGACTGCTAAAGGTGTAGCTAAGTATAGAAGAAATAATCCTGGTAGTAAATTAAAAACTGCTGTTACAGGTAATGTAAAAAAGGGCAGTAAGGATGCTAAAAGAAGAAAGAGTTTTTGTGCTAGGTCTGCAGGACAAATGAAGAAGTTTCCTAAAGCAGCTAAGAATCCTAACTCAAGATTAAGACAAGCAAGACGTAGATGGAAATGTTAGTTGTCTTATTTAATTAGTAACATCCCACATTTTAAATGTTGGGTAAGAAAAGAGTTTACACATAATCATCTAGATTATCATGGTGAAGTATTACATGGAATTGCTTTTGCAGTTAATACAATACCAGATAGATGTTTAAGTTTCCAAGTAATGTTTACTGGAATAGAAGATGAACCTAATGTTCATGGTGGTGCAATGTGGGCAAGGATGCCAATCACAGCATTAATAGCTGATGAGATATTAGAAGAGATACCAGAAAGAATGGATACTCATTTAGCACAGCCTTGGGATTGTTCATCAAGAACACATACTGTAGTTAAGCTAGACTTATTAACAGCTAGTCCTTGGATGTGTAAGATAGATAATGAATTTTATAAAGCTCGTTATATGTTTACAGTTGATTTTACTGATAGTGATATAAGTGATTGTCCAGCACAACATAAACAAAACCATGTAATGCAATTAATTGATGCAGGTAAATGGACAGGTAATATAGTATCATTACCTAATAATAGAGTTAGAGTAACAAGCCCTGCTTTATGGGTAACTGGAGAAGGACCTCCAGACTTTATACCAAGTCAGCATATACATGCAGCAGAGATACATGATAGTTATACTGACCCAGAAATAACTTTTAATAATTTATATAAGGGAAAAAAGAATGTCAGGAAAAACTAAAAAAGAAAGTAAAAAAAATAAAATAAATAAAAAAGTAAAAAAAGTTTTACAAGACCAATTTGGAGATGTATCAAAACAATTAAAGAAACTTACAATTAAAACAAATAATACAGGAGGAAAAGTTATGGCAGGAATGAAAAGTAAATACGGAGCTAAGATGGGTGGTACACCTATGAAGTCTAAGTATATGTCTAAAGGTGGAGTAATTAAAAAGAAAGCAGGTAAAGTAGTATTATCTGGTATGACTGCAAGAAGAGATGCAAGAAGAGGTAAATAATGGCAAAGCTTTGTCCAAAAGGTAAAGCAGCAGCAAAAAGAAAGTTTGATGTATATCCATCAGCATATGCTAATATGTATGCATCAGCAGTATGTTCTGGTAAAGTAAAACCAGGAGGTAAGAAGAAAAAGAAAACTACTAAGAAGAAAAGAAAAACTACTCGTAGGAAAAAGAAGTGACGATAACATCTGAACTAATTAATACAGTACATAATATACCTTGGGTTGATGGTATACTTTATATTATACTTGGTTTAGGTACTTATGCAATATATAAATGGATTAAGAACAGATGAGCTTACGTAAATGGGTAGGAGAAAAATGGGTTGATATAGGAGCACCAAAGAAAAATGGTAAGTTTCAACCTTGTGGTAGAAAGAAAGCTAAAGGTAGTAAAAGAAAATATCCTAAATGTGTACCATTAGCAAAAGCACAAAAGATGACTGCAGGGCAAAGAAAGTCTGCAGTTAAAAGAAAAAGAGCTAAAGCACAAGGTGTAGGTGGTAAGCCAACATTTGTATCAACATTTAAGAAGAAGACAAAGAAAAAAACATAATCGTTTGGCTCGTAAGAGTTGGAAGTAAGGTAACTGAAGAAACGCACTAACTTTAATTAGGAGGTGTGTTATGAATAATCAAATATTATTTACATTATTAAAAGAAAAAAAAGAATATAACATGGCAAGAACATTAAAAAAAGTAACTAAACAATTAAAAAAAGCTTCTAAGCTTCATGCAAATCAAGCTAAGATAGTTGCAAACTATGTAAAAAAAAATGAGAAAAAGAAAAGACCCAAAAAAAGGAACAGGTAAAAAACCTAAAGGTTCTGGTAGAAGATTATACACAGACGAGAATCCAAAAGATACAGTATCTATAAAGTTTGCTACAGAAAAAGATGCAAGAGATACTGTAAATAAAGTAAAAAAAATTAGTAAACCTTTTGCTAGAAAAATACAGATATTAACTGTAGGAGAACAACGAGCTAAAGTTATGAATAAAAATAAAGTAGCTAGTATATTTAAAAAAGGTAAAGAAACTATTAGAAAACAACATAATAAAACAAAGATAGGCTAATGGCACAATCAGGAACATATAATTTTAATTTAGATATTGATGAAGTAATTCAAGAAGCAATGGAAATGATTGGTGCTGAAGAGACACTAGGTCATGAGCCAGCTTCTGCTAGACGTTCAATTAACTTAATGTTAAACGATTGGCAGAACAGAGGTGTTTTACTTTGGAATACAGATACAACAACAGTAACAGTTGCAGCTGATACAACAACATATGATTTAGCTTCATCAGCTATTGATGCATTAGTTGTAACTTATCAACCAAACAGTACATCAGCAGAAACTAAACTAGAAAGAAAATCATTTGAAGAGTATCATATTCTTCCAAATAAATTTCAGGCAGGTAGGCCTACACAATATACTGTTAAAAGAAATTTAGCTAATCCTAAAATATTTTTGTACCCTGTGCCAGATGCTACTGGTCTTCTACAGGTAGAACTTATTCGTCAAGTTCAAGATACAAATAAATCATTCAGCCAAAATGCAGATGCCCCAGTAAGATTTTTACCTTGTCTTACTGCAGGGCTTGCATATTATATGGGATTAAAAAGACCAGGTATACCTAGTGAAAGATTAACATTATTAAAAGCAAATTATGAAGAACTTCTTTTAAGAGCAATGGAAGAAGATAAAGAACGAGCAAGTATATTTTTTAAACCTAAATTAAGAATTGTTTAATGGCTACTGAAAAAAGAGCAATAGGTATGTGTGATGAATGTGGTTTTGTTTATCCACAAAGAGTGATGAGATTAAGTAGTTATAACACTTTACGTTGTCCTACTTGTTTTGATGGCCGATATGATTTACATAATCATCCACAAAATAAAGCTCCAAATGTTAGTGAAGACCCTGTAATTAGAAATGCTAGACCAGATGATGGTGGTAGAAATGCAATATGGAATACAACACAATTAACATGGAATGACGACACAACACAAATAGGTAGGGATTGGGATTCAATATGAGTACACTAACAGGAAGACTAATAAACAACACGTATAAGCAGTTACTTAAAGTAGCTACTTCTGCGAATACAGGAATTACAGGAACATTAACAACAATACAAGATGGTGATGCTGGTAATACAGCATTACAATTAGCTACTAGTGCTGCACAAATAGATGGTACTTTATTTGTAGGACAAACCTTTGGAGTATCAGGTGATGCTTCTGTAGCAGGTGGTTTAGCAATAGCAAATAAAGTTTGTGCATCTGCATATTATGGTGATGGTTCTAATCTTACAGGATTAACATTTAGTGGTGATGTATCAGTATCAAGTTTAATAGTTACTAATAATGTGACTGTGGGTGGTAATGTTACTATCGGTGGTAACATAATGGTATCTGGTGGTGAGATACAAGTTAAAAATGGTGGCACACAATCTAATATAAAACTATATTGTGAATCTGGTAATGCTCATTATGCAGCTTTACAAGCTCCACCTCATAGTTCTTTTAGTGGTAATATAACAATAACATTACCAACAAGTGCAGCAACATTAGTTGGTACATCTACTACTGATACATTAACAAATAAAACATTTGGTGATAAGGTAGATTTTAATAGTGATGTTTGTATTAGTGGTGATTCAGTTCTTGTAGGTAGTGCAACTATAGGTGGTACATTATCTGTAGGTGGTGCAGTTAATATGTTAAGTACAGCAACTGTATCAGGTACAGCAGGTTTTTTAGGAGCTATTAGAGTTTCAGGTAATGCCTCTGTAGGTGGCACATTAGATGTTGGAGGTAATGTAAGTATAGGAGGTAATGTAACTGTAAAAGGTGATGTACATGTTAGTTCTAAAGTATGTGCCTCTGCTTTTTATGGTGATGGTACAAATATTACAGGTATACCTATTACAGGTAACATATCAGTTTCAAATGCTAAAGTAGGTGGTACATTAAGTGTATCAGGAGCTACACATTTAAATAGTACAGTATCTATAACAGGAGCAGTAAATCTTGCAAGTACATTAACAGTAGCAAGTAATGCTTCAGTAGGAGGAACACTTTCTGTAGGAGGTGCAGTTAATTTATTAAGTACAGCTACAGTATCAGGAGCTACAGGATTTTTAACTACAGTTAGAGTATCAGGTAATACAAGTATTGGTGGCACATTAGATGTAGCAGGTAACGTATCATTAGGTGGTAATGTTACAGTTAAAGGAGATGTTCATGTAAGTTCTAAAGTATGTGCTTCAGCTTTCTTTGGAGATGGTGCTAACTTAACAAATGTACCTGCAGTTATAACAGGCAACATATCTGTTAGTAATGCTACTATAGGTGGTAATTTATTTGTAGGTGGTACTGCTACTATTGTAGGTAATACTACTATGACAGCAAATCTAGGAGTAGGTGGTACATTAGATGTAGTAAGTAATACTTCTATAGGTGGTACAGCTAAGATTACAGGAACTACTACTATAACAGGTAACTCAGGATTTTTAGGAACTGTAAGAGTTTCAGGTGCTGCTACATTAGCTAGTACATTAGATATTGCAGGTAATACATCAGTAGGTGGTACATTAAGTGTTACAGGTTATTCACATTTTAAAGATGATGTATCAGTAAGTGGTAATGCTATCGTTGGTGGCACAGTAAGTGTTGGTGGT